ATTAGAGCGTTGGCTGAGGAAAAAGATAAAATTCTTATACTCGCTAGTTACGGAGTATTTTCCACATGTATTAATATTCGTAATCTACACAATGTTGTATTTGCAAGCCCATATAAATCTAGGATAAAAGTTTTACAATCAATTGGTCGTGGTTTAAGAAAGTCTGAACAAAAAGACGCAGTTAAACTATATGACATAGCAGACGATCTGACATACAAGAATCGCAAAAACTTCACACTATTGCATTTTCAAGAACGAATAAATATATACAATGAGGAAGAGTTTAACTATAAGGTTAACACATTAAGCCTATGACCACAAGCATAATAAAACTTACAACTGGTGAGGAAATCGTTTGTAAAATAACAAACGAAACGGAAACGCATACGTCCATAAAAAATCCTCTTAAAATTCACACGATACCAAGATTTGTACAATCAGGTATTATTGATTCTCTAGCATTAATAAGATGGGTAAAACCATATACTGAAGAGGATACGGTTGATCTAAAAAACAATCACATACTTTACTCGGCAAAAACATCCACAGGTCTAAGCACATTTTATGAAAAACAATTAAAAATGGCAGAGCAACATGGTGGATTTATGACAAAAGAAAAACATCAAAGTTTAATTGACAATTATCACAAAGAACAACTTGACGGTTTACAAAGACAAGCTGACGAGGAATACGGATTAGATTATGAAGACCCATCAGACGATACAATTCATTAAATCAAATTTTTTATTGACAATTAAACCATTTTTATATAGAATGGTTAACTAGAAAGATATAAAAAAGTGGGAAAGAAAAAATCAACAGCACACTACGTTTCAAATAAAGAACTTTACGAAGCAATGAAAAAATTTAAAGTTGCTTGTGAGGAAGCAGATAATGTTGGTGAGAGGCCAAAAGTACCAGAATACATTGGTGAGTGTATATTAAAGATTGCAAACGGTTTATCTAATAGACCTAACTTTATTAATTATACTTACAAAGATGAAATGATATCAGATGGTATAGAAAACTGTTTACAGTATATCTATAATTTTGACCCAGTAAAATCAAAAAACCCATTTGCATATTTTACACAAATAATATATTATGCGTTTATACGTAGGATACAAAAAGAAAAGAAACAACAACACATTAAACATAAAATGATTGATGGTGGCGAATATAAAACACATGAACAAATGCCAGGCGACCCAAACACTTATACGTTTAATGGTCAATTTAATCCTTTGGTAATGGTACCAGACGAACCTGTGTATAAAACAAAAGAAAAAAAGAAACATCCCAAAGGTCTTGAGGAGTTTATGGATGACGAATAACATGAAAGCAGAGTTTAAACTTATATCACCAGAAGCAAAGATATTGAACAATCCTTTGCCAGAATTTAAAGATGAAATATTACCAGAGGGTTTTACAAGAACTAAAATCGCCGAAGATTTATTTGTTGCGATGAAACAGTTTGGTGGCATCGGACTATCAGCAAATCAAGTAGGATTACCATATAGAATGTTTGTTATGGGTGGGCATCAAGATATGGAAGATGGTAAAGCAAGAGCTTGTTGGAACCCAGAGATAATAGAATTTTCTGAGGAAACAATACTACTAAGTGAAGGTTGTCTAACATATCCATTATTATTTTTACAAGTATCAAGACCTAAAACTTGTAAAGTAAAATATACAGACAACGATGGTAAAGAACACATCGAGGATTTAGATCATATGCCATCAAGAGTATTTCAGCATGAGTTTGACCATATGAATGGCACAGACTTTACTAAACTTGTATCTAAATTTAAATTAGATAGAGCAAAAGAAAAAGTAAGAAAGATATACGAACAAGAAAAGAAACTTGCACCAAAAACTGTACAACTAGCCAAGAAGATTAAAAAAGAAATTGAGGAAAAGAAAACTGGTGTGATAAAACCAAATACCGATATTATAGTTTAATGAAAGTAGCAATTATAACAGACACGCACTTTGGTGCTAGAAATGATAGTGATTTCTTTAGTAATTACTTTTACGAGTTTTACGAAGGTATATTCTTTCCATATCTAGAACAACATAATATTAAAACTGTTTTCCATTTAGGTGACTTAATGGATAGACGTAAATATGTTTCTTTTAAAACAGCAAAAGAATTTAGAGAAAGATTTGTATTCCCTCTACAACATTTAAAAGTTGATTTTCATTGTCTGGTAGGTAATCATGATATCTATTATAAAAATACAAATGATATAAACTCACTAAAAGAATTAATTGGTGATAAAAGTAATAAGTTTCATTTATATGAGGATGCAACAGATGTTAATGTGGGTGGATTAGATATTCTGTTCATGCCATGGATTAATCCACAAAACTATGTTTATGCTATGGGTATGATTGATGAAACAAAAGCAAAAATTTGTATGGGTCATTTAGAGATCAAAGGTTTCCAAATGCACAAAGGCCAATTTAGTGAAACTGGTTATGATAAAGATACATTTAAAAATTTTCATACAGTATTCTCTGGTCACTTTCACCACAAATCAGACGATGGTCAAATATATTATCTAGGGGCACCATATGAGATTTATTGGAACGATCATAATGACCCAAAAGGTTTTCATATCTTTGATACAGAAACTTTAGAACTAGAAAGAATTGTTAATCCTCTAAGGATGTATGAAAAGATTTATTACGATGATACAGATAAAGATTATGCCAATGAAGATGTATCAAAGTATGAAAGGAAGTTTGTTAAATTAATTGTGGTTAATAAAAAAGATTTATATCAGTATGATAGGTTTGTTGACAGGTTAATGAAATCAAACGCACACGAAGTAAAAATAGTAGAAGATTTTTCTGATATGCAAGCAGATAGTGTATCAGATGATATAGTGAAATATGCTGAAGATACCAACACTCTATTGAACAAATACATTGATGAATTAGAGATTGATTTAGATAAAGATAGATTAAAAGGTATGATGCGAGGATTATATAATGAAGCTCAAGACTTGGAACTCTAAATATAAAGTAGTATATGCAGACCCACCTTGGCACTTTAAAAGTTACAGCCCAAAAGGCGATGGACGTAATGCTACACAGCATTATAATTGCATGTCTATTTCTGACATTTGTAATTTACCTGTTGGGGATTTGGCTGATGATGATTGCGTCTTACTTATGTGGTGTGTTGACCCAATGTTACCAGAAGCTTTGGAAGTTATTAAAGCGTGGGGTTTCAAATACAAAACAGTAGGTTTCACTTGGGCGAAACAAAATAAGAATGACTTAGGTATGTTTACAGGTTTAGGTTATTGGACTAGAGCAAACCCAGAGATGTGTTTACTTGCAACAAAAGGTAAACCAAAAAGAATATCAAAATCAGTAAAACAATTAATCATTAACAAAAGACAAGAACATAGTAGAAAACCAGATGAAGTATATAATAGGATAGAACAATTATTAGATGGTCCTTATGTTGAACTCTTTGCTAGAAGAGAACGAAAAGGTTGGGATAGTTGGGGTAATGAATTATGAAAAAATTGAAAGATAATATAAATGATTTTTTTAAGTGGGTTAAAGGTACAGAGTTAGTAGAACTTGACGACATTGATGTAACTGAAGACCCAGTTAGACCAGAACTTACTTTAGGATTTAGAATTACACATGGTAGAAAAATATTTGGTTTAAAATATAATGATGAAATAGAAGCTATTATTTGTGTTGCATTTACACCAGAAGTACCCTATACTGTTAGAGAAATGGATTACATGTCTAGAGTACCAGATGGTAATATTGCAATTGCATATACAGTATGGTCAAGAAAAAGAGGCGCTGGTAGAGAGATTGTAAATAAATTAGGTAGTTGGTGTAGAAAAAATAATTGTAGTAGATTGGTTACATTATCACCATTGACACCCATGGCAACACACTTTCATATTAGTAATGGTGCAAAACAAGTACACATCAATAAAGAAACACAAAACTTTGAATACAAATTATGATACATTTTGAAAAGATACGTTGGAAAAACTTTTTATCTACAGGTAACAACTTTACAGAGATACATTTAGATAGACAGAATACAACACTCATAGTTGGTGAGAATGGTGCAGGTAAGTCAACAATACTTGATGCATTATGTTTTAGTTTATTTGGCAAACCATTTA